ACTTATCTCCGTTTGTATTCAGCACCCCTTCTATTTGTGATTTAGAGAGGGCTGTGGTATCGGTGTGTTGGTGTGGTAGAATGTACCTATCGGTAAGGGTTCGTATCAGGATAAAGGATATATGGGTGTTTCGTGGATGCTTATCATTATCCACCCACATAGGATACCAAAGAGATACTTCGGTTTCCAATTTTATCTTTAATTCTCCCAACTCACCAATATTTTCTATCACTCGTATCATTCTTATTTACAGCTTTTGCTTTTTCTAATGTTGATTGTTTTTTTACCAATTTAGCTTCTTTTTGTTGAGCTTTTAATTTCTTTTCATAGTGAGGTGGGTATTTATTTTCAACTGAAATTGGTCCATTTGGAAATTTATCTAAATCATATTTCCAAATTGATTCAACCCCATCATCATCTTTATAGACATGTTGGAATTTTCTAGGTTTATCATTTGGTTTTTCCGGCCATCTACCCATAAAAACAATTTATACAAATATACGAAAAAATCCCCAAATTACCAAATGTAAAATGGGGATTTAAAAAGTGGTGGAGATGACCGGACTCGAACCGGTGTCTTACGAAGTAACCATAATACCAGCTTTTCACACGTTTAGGATAAAGTTTAATCTTATTCACTTTCCAAAATAATTGGGGCCGAATGGTTAGTTCAGCGTTTCCACCAACCTATCAGTTTTAGGGAGCCGATAAGTAATGCTCCGGTTTGTTCACTTCTATTTAAAACCCACGAGTGATGCGGGTGGTGATTATGCTGCTACAGCGTAATCGTAAGCTCCTACAAATGCCATAGCATCTTCGAAGTTCCAAGTAGATAATTCTACGTCAGTTATTGTTTGATTCCGATATTAAAGTGGTTGAAGAACCATCCCACTACGTGTGATACTATGTCTCGCATCGCAATCAATTCCAAAACATCCCCATATCAATAAATACAAATATATGAAATTTTTATAACAATTCCAAATTATTGTTTAGAAAATTGTAAAGTATTTTGTAAATATTTGTGTAAAGATGGAATAGTTTTATTACCAATTTTAATTGATTTACTATTTGCATCCATTATTTCAGTTGGATTTCCGGAAATTTTCCAAAGAATAGCAACTACTGTAAAGTATGGATTTATTTGCAATGATGCAAAATTATATTTACTTATTTCAAAAATATAAGAATTTATATCATTGGATTTTTGAACAAAATACCTTTGTATATATCCTCTTTTGTACTCAATTTCCGTTGGAGTTGGTATATATGCTAATATTTCCGGTAATTCATACTCGGAAAGATTATTCTTTAATTTTTTATATCTATCTGGATTTACCATATTATTGCATTTGTCTATATTGTCCGGTTACCGATGTTGTCCATGTCATACCACTCACATTATGTTCTATTTCTATAATCTGAAATAAACCATGTTTGGCGTATTTTGTTGGTATTCCAATAATATTAAAAGTGTCACCCCTTCTAAATCCACTTGTACCTAAAACTTTAAAAGTATATTTTATCGGAAGTGGATGTGATAATCCTTTTTCAGTAGTACCTTTATTTTTATTTGCAAATGCATCATTTTTTAATCTATCAAATAATGGCTCATCATCCATACAAAATATCTGAAATTTTTCTTTTAAGATTTTTGTGGAGGTGATATCACCAAGCTCTTCTGGAATTGTATCCAGTTCAACTTTGGGTACAACATCTATTTTTTCTAAATTAGCACCGATGGCTTTGGCAGCAATTTCACCATCTTTATCCTCTTCCGTTTTTACTTCCTCATCTTTTTGTTTTTGTAAAATTTCTCTTGCCGCTTTTTCAGCAGCAATTTTATCTTCCACCACTTTAATTTCCGCATCTCGTTTATCTTCCAACGCATCTTTTATTTTTTCGGCTTCTTCTGCTGCTGCGATTTCAGCATCGGTTCTAATTAATCGAGCCGCTAAATTAGCAGCTTCTTGTACAAGTTCTACGGCACCTACACGAGCTCCCTTATTTGCATAATCGGCTCTTATTTTAGTTATTTGGTCTTTTAATGCCTGTTCTGTGGCTGTACTTTGTACTATTTTTTCTTGGGTTTTTTCGGAAGGTTTCTTTTTATCTTCTGCCGCTGCCGCTGCCGCTGCTGCCGCTGCGGCTTCATCTTCTTTCTTTTTTTCGTCTTCGGTTAGTATCTTTTTTGGGTTACCATTGCTATCGGTATAACTAGTCAAAAATAAATCCGTTGCACTTTCAAAAAACCCACCAACTCCAACAATTGGTTCATCTGGATTATTTGCCAATGCCAATCTCCTACTAATTATTTGATTTGTCATTTCAGACGGTAATGCAATATCTATATTAGCATCTAAAAATATAGAATAAGGACCCGAATGATAGAATTGTACCGAGCCACCCGTTTTTTTTCCAATCCAATTTTCATCAACAACACTTAGTATAATATTACCATCTTTATCCTGTTGTTCAACTACCTGAAAATTCCAAAAAGAATTTACAGCCGATGACATTTCATTTAACATATCCAATAAAACTTCTCTAATGGTTTTATTTTTTTGTTCTATTTTTGACCTAAATACTTCAAAATTTATATAAAGATTTTTTAAATATCCCCAATAATTTCCTTTTTCCGTGTGAGATGGGCCTAAAGAAGTATCTGCGGTTTCAACAAATGCACCAACTGTTGGTAATTTATTATCTATAACTTCATATGGAGATTCTTCGTCTCCCGTCACTTCAAACCTTCCACCAGCTTTTTGACTTATTACGCCTGAATTTAAAAAATATGCAGAAAAATCAGGCATATATCCTGGTATTATCAATTTAGAATCTTTTGTGGAAAACATATTTGGAAACGCTCCTATTTTTGCATTACTAATATCAATTGTAATGGGAAGTTTTTTTCCGGCTAATATATAATCGCTAAATTCTCCATTTCTATTTAAAATATCAATAGCTAATTCAAATCGTATATATTTGTTTGTTGAGAATAGTTTTTCTTTTTCTATTTTAGCTTTTCCAACTGTTACGGTTTCGGAAGCACTTGTAAAAGTACTTGCCCACCATCCAGGAGATGAATATGTAGTAATTGCCTTATTTACAGCTGCATCAAAATTTATAAAATCATACCAGTTAACTTTATTAGTAGTTAACAAATCCCTTACCGCTTGTATTTGTCTTGTAGTTGGTAATTGATTATACATATTTTTAAACCTTCTGTTCTTTCTCACATCTTCGCCGGCTGCAGGAGAAATCGTTTCGGCTACATCATATAATATTGGTTCACCTTCTTTTTCTTCTATTGTTCCGTCACTGTTTATTTTTAAAGTTTTATTTTGTGATTGCAAAAATGTTGGCATTCCCGGTGCACCTCTCAATTTTACTGATATTTTCCACTTATCATCATCCGATTGAACATTCCCACCTACTATAAATCCTAAAAATGTATCATAATCTCCCAAACTATCAATTCTTCTTTGGTGTAAGTTATTACCATTTAAATTACGGCTTGCTGCAGCTTCTAAAATACCCGCAGTACCAATGTTTGGCATTTTTTGCGCTAACCCTACATTGCTATTCCACCCATATTCAATACATAAAGAATATCCAGGCTCTAAAAAATACCTTTGCATTAGTTCCATTTGTTCTAATGAAAAACATTCTAGTGATAGAGTACATTCTCTTGAAATTTGGTCTTTACCTTCTTTTATTTGCAAACCAGTTATACCAGGAGAAGGTCTTAACGGCCCACCTGCTGAGAGAAGGGCTCCTCCCGCCCAAGTATTACCAAAAGTTCCACCACTTACTGAATTTCCATATGCAAACCCAGCATTATTAGTTGTAGATGGATTAAATGTACCATAATTCATATTAGATGATATAATCAATCCTTCCGCAGCTCCGGTTTTTGCACCAGAAAATACTCTAATCCAACAAATTCGTTGAGAAGCATTTAAGCCGGCTTTTGTTCCAGCTACAAGATTGGTTACAATCTTAGAGTCAATGTTAGATAATTGTGGAAATGTACTCATATATAAATTACGATTGTGTAAATGCTCCTGCTATTTCAATATAATTTGCAGGTATTCTTAAAATAGTTCCTTCTTCAAACCCAATGTTTGCATCATGGATATTATTGGATGTTGCTATAATCCACCAATATCTCGAATCTCCATAAAATTGGTACGCCAAAGTATCCAATCTATCACCGGTTTCCGTTGCTACAAAAGTATCTTGGTCAGATGGTGGGATATTAGGATATATTTTTGACCTATATACCTGTCTACCATCTATTGTTGTTTTAATTTTATTATTTAAATATCTACTTTCCATATTTTATTTACAATTGTTATATCTTTTAGATTGGTTTATTTGCCAATAAAATTATCAATCCACCTTCTTTCAAAGTTAAGTAAATCTACCTCATTTCTACCTTCAGGTCCTGCATGAAGTGGTTGCTCTCCATCTCTTGTAATATATACAAAATTAGGTAGTTTTGGTTTTTTGTATATATTGAAATCTTTGTATTTTTCTACAAATATACCATTTGGACCTACTTTTTCTTTTGGTGCTTCCGCAACTGGATTTTCTGTTTTTTGAGCTGCCGATGCATTTGGAGAATCGGAAACCTGTGTTTGTTTGAGTGGGTCACCCCCCTTATCTAAATTTTTAATCCTATCATCATTTAGTATTTGATTTGGATTAGATGCACCATATCCATATAAACGTTTTGCGGAAGCAGCCACGGCAGGTGCTGCCGGAACTGCAGGTACTACTTTACCATCCGCAGTTTTACTTTCAGCTACCGCTTTTCTCTCAGCGGTTGCCATTTGATATGTACTACCAACCGTTTCTACTAATTTAAGAGTCATAGTAACATTAACAATTTTTGGAAGTATATATTCATCCATTCCATCTTCACCGGTTTCCCACGGCGCATCGTCAGGTATTTCATATGATAAATCCGAAATAAACGCTTCTTTATTAACATGCATACTACCTAACGTAAATCTAATAAATGGTGGTACTACCGCAATGTTTCCCGCATACCCCTGTGGATATGTTAAATTGGTTAAAAAATTAATTTTTTGCCAACAAGCTTTTAACTCATCTGCATTAAGTGCATATATTTTAAATGCAAAATTTACACTTCTTTCGATATTACTATATGTGTAAAAATTAAATGGATTACCTACGAATTTTTGAGTATCCCAATTTGGTGATACCGTTTCGGTAATACCAGTTACGGTTGCTCTGAAATTTACTGCCGCCTGTTTAGCAACAGACCAAAACTTTAGTTCTACTAAATCAAGTGATTTTAATGTTGGTAAATTCACATCCCTACCACTTGGTTTTAATCCATCCGCAGAATCATATTGAACTATTCTATTTAATTCATCCGAACCGTTTCTCATTCCTCTTTTTACTTCCAATGAATCCATCAATTTTGTCTTTGAATACATTTGTTTGGGTTCTTTTGAAAAAGTTGGTACTGCAATATAATTTGTTATTGGTAATGGTAGATTGAATTTATCGGGTTCATACGCAACAAATTTTGATGATAAATCATTTCTTTGTGCAATTGCATCTTCCTTCAAATACAAAGCTGGAGTCATTACTTTACCATATGGTGACTCGATATCATAGTTATCACCACCATCTTTGGCAAAATTTACTGCCGCTTGTGATGGTGAACCTAATAATAAATTATTTAATTTCTTTTTACCTAATTCTAAAGCCGAACCAAGTATTTGATTTGGGTTTGGTCTTCCTTGTAAATTATCTTTAATAAGTTTACCCAATAAATTACCACCAGAATTTGTTTTTAACTTAGTCAATGTGACCATTGTATCGGATACTTTGCCCTTTTTGAAATCAGAATTTAATACAATACGGCTTGGTATTAAATCTTCTGGTAATTTAACCCCAATTTTCGATAACAAATCACTACCAAATTTTTCAGCTTTATTTATAAATGAAGTTAATTTCCCAACACCCGCCTCTGCACCACTGGTTCCTTGCTTCATATCCTCAACAATACCTCTGGTCTTTTTCGCAAATTTAAGTATATCAGTTCCATATATAATTGGAGATGTTGTACTTGCTAATATTCTTAATCCAGTTACTTCTGCTTCTAATTTAGTTTCTCCTAATCTACTAGATAAATTTCTCCTTGCAATTTCTGCAATTTTAAAAGATGGACGCATTAGGACATTATACGGCGTTCTTTTTATATCGGCAGTATTACGAATATCATATTGTTGTTCAGCGGTTTGTCCACTTATCAACTTTTTGGTTTTAAATAATTCTTCTATTGTTGGCATTAAATTATATTTTATGCTTGTCCCATGTTATAGCTATTTCTCGTTGTTTTTTCAACTTGAGTATTAACATTCGAAGTAACCTTTGCAGAATCCATATACACTGCTATTTTTCCAGATGCCATATCCGCTCTTAATGCTTTAATTTCGTTTACTACTGCTGCTAATGGTGCGGCTAATGCAGATAAACTTCCTCCACCTCCTCCACCTCCTGCACCTCCGGCTAATCCTGGCCCAGCCATTAAATCATCATTTTTACTTAATTCAAATAACCCACCTTCTTTGGTCGATACTCTGGTCTTTCCATCAGCTGGTGACATTACGTCTCCCGCCTTACTATAATATTGATAACCCAATGCCAATGCACCAGCCGCTGCAGCCACACCCAATATAGGACCTATAAATGGTATTGCCGATACAGATGTAAATGCTCTCATAGCCATTTCAGCAATCGCTCCTAATAATCCCCTTTTCTTTATCAAATTACCGGCAGCTATAATACCATTGTATGTGGCTTCCGCGCCAGTTTTTACTACCGCCCAAGCCGCAGATGCTTTATCTGTAATTAGAGCTTGATTTTTATAATAAAAATAAGTAGCTGCTCCCGCTACCAATGCAGCGGTTAATGGTAATGCCTCTTTCATAAAACCAACTAAAGCCGCAAATCCGTCTGCTGCTGCATTTATTGGTATCATTATTAAATTTAATACGGTTGCCACTCCTTCTAATAGTGGAGATAACGCCCCACCAATAGTTGCAACAATTCCCATAAATGCGTTTTGCATTCTAGCCAATTGCCCTTGTTGTTCGTTTTGTGCTGCTATTTTTTTAGTTTCTTCTGCCAATTGTTCTTTGGTCATATTGGTAATATCCAATCCTTTATCAATAGCATCCGATGCAAGTTTCTTTTCTTCTTCAGTTAATCCATTCAACTTTTCTTGCATCATTAACTGCTTATTTATTTCTTCAACACTCATACCGGCTGCTTTAGCCAATTGTTGTTGTGTAAAATAATCTTTTTGACGGAAATCACCACTTCTTTGAATTTGTTTTAGGGTTTCTTCATTTGCGTCCTGAAGTTTACCTTCCATTGCTAATGCTCTTGCTCTACTTAAATTAAACTCACCACCTACAAACGTTGCAGCTACCATTTCTTGCTCAATACCATTTTCAAAATCTAATAATTTTTCTGCCAATGATACCTGTTGTTTTAACGAAGTACCCATTCTTTGAGCTTGTATTGCGTTTTTAGTTAATGCATTTATATCACCTTTAAAGAATGTAGATGCAGCTTCAGCGTTTTCGGCAATATCTTTAAATACTTTATCAGGTGCAACTCCGGCTAATTTAGCCATATTTGCAACTTGATTTCCTACATTAGCTGCTGTTTCCGATGATAACCCTCCAACGCTTTCAAGGACACTTTGTACTTTTGCAGCATTACCCGCAGAAACTCCGAAGTTTTTACCCATTACGGTTAATGATGCCAATACTTCTTCAGAAACATTTACAGTATCACTAAATTCTTCTTTTAATGCTTTTGCAGTATCAAATACATCTTTTAACTCAACACCAGCATCTCTGAAATTCATTTCAATGTGATGTGCGTTGTGAACTAAATCCTTTGTTTGTGAATTTAATAATCCGGTTTCTTTTCTAAAATCTTGTGCCGCTGCATCTAACGCTATAAATGAGTGCAATGCTGCTCCTATTAGTGCATACATTATTACAAGCGGTGCTCCCATTGCAGCTATTTGTGCTACCATCTTTTTTGCCATACCCAATGCATCTCCTATAAATCCAGGCATATGATGTAAAAGTTCATGATTAGCTTCATGAATTGCTTCAGTTCTTGCTAATTGTTGATTAAGATTTTTTAATGTTTTTAAATGAGCTTCTGCTTCTTCCTTTGCTTCTCCAGATAAATGTGCAATTGAACGTTCTACGTTTTCTATTTCTTTATCTGCATCGGATATTTGATGTTTAATAGCAGCAAGTTCTTCTGATTTAAGCATTATTGATGCGTTCATGCTTTCCAAAACCGCAGTTTCTTTTTGTGAAGCTTTTAAAGCATCACCTTCTAATTGCAATTCTGCTTCTTTTCTTGCTAAAATTGTTGCAGTTAAACTTGATAATGTATTTGCGCCGGCTGTTTGTTTTTTTAAAACGCTCAATGCACCTTTTGACATATTAGCCAATGAAGTTAAACTACTTTCTTCATAATCTAAATACTCTTGTCTTTTTTTGAGCCCTTTAGCAGAATCGGTTTGTAATCTTAAACGTATTTTCTCCGTTTGTACCATACCCTCCAATTCGTCTCTTTCAGAGCCGGTGGCAGTAGCTATTTTTTCGTTTATAATACGAATACGCTCTTTTATTTCTGCGTTTTCTTCTAATAAACGATTTAATTCTGCCTGTTCTGCTGGTGTTAGTGGTGCTACTGCCATTTAAATCAATGTTATTTAAAATCCTTATCTATAATACCCAAATCTTGCATTTTTTTAAATAATTCAGGTTGTGTATCTTTTATTTTTCTAATTCTAGGAATAAAAGTTTTAGCAATATCTTCCATTTCATTATCTAATTTTCTCATTACCGGGTCTGCATCTATGATTGATTGCAATGTTTGCGGTTTCTTTTTACCGAATAATCCAAAAAATTCTTTTAAATTGGATTTTGATATTTTATATTTCTTCATACTCGTTATAGTTTAACATCTATAAATATCCTATTAATAAAAAAAGTTAGGATTATCTATTAACCCTAACTTTTGAATTACTTGCTTTGTTTGATTTTTTTACTTCATCTGCTTCTTTCTTTTTAGCATCTACCAATTTATTATAGTAAAACATCCTTAAATAAGTTGGCATTTTATAAAGTTCCATTACGGTAAAACCATTCCCATATTGAACCATATCAAATATTTGGGTATGAACTTGAATACTATGATTCCGTGCTAGGCCAAAAAAAGCTGACACCCATAGTGATAGGCGCCTCCTCCACCTCTCCATCTTCATGGATATGAGTAAATTTCATATCAACATCAGGTGATATTTTTTTTACATAACTTCTTAATGCTCTACTATCTATTGCCAACAATCCATTTACAAATTTGTTTATAGTTGTTGATGAATTATCCCCATCAACTGATTGAATCATATAACGTAGACGAGTTGTAATTTCGGCACCCGCTCCACCTAATTTTTCAATAGCCTGAATATCTTTATCTATTGCTATTTCGTCACCATGTGTAAGTAATTTACATATAATTTTTTTCTTATTAGATGGCAATACGAATTCAAATTCATTTTTATTATCAAATATTGATAAATCTACTTCTTTTGTTTTTACTTTACCCAAATCAACCTTTGCATCAATTGATTCATTTAATTTAGATGAATAAAATTTAAAAAGATACTCCGGACCATACCCCAACAATCTAGTTGCAAGAATAATAGCGTTTTTATCTCCTAAAATAATTTCACTAGGATTTACGTTGCCAACAATAATAGATTCAAATAATTTATCCAAAACAATACCTTTTTTAATAAGATTTTGATTTGAAAGAATATCTTCTTCTTTTGCTGTCATATGTTTTATAGTAATTCTACCCGAAGCAAGTGGATGGTCTTTTGGATACACCTTACCCTGCGATGGAAGGTCTAATACTTCCGTTGGAAAATCATATTGTATTTCTGCCATAACGTTATTCGTTTTTAAGTTTGTATATATAAATACATAGTTTTTAAAAAATTGGAAATAAAAAAGGGGATACTTTTGATATCCCCTTTGTTTTTATATTTTTCTTAAATTAGAATTCAAGAATTGCGTAATCATAAGATAATGTTAATTCAATGGTTGCAACTTCGTTTGATGAAAAATCCAATTCACCGAAGTTTGCTTGTTGAATAAATGCACCTTTTAAAGTCCATTGTTCAATCTTATCACCAACAGGTCCTAACAAATAGAAAGTAATATCTTTTTTATAGAAATCTGCATATCCACGTCTACCGGTAATCGATTCGTGTCCTAAACGAATCCAATCCATTACCTTTTGCGCTGCAGAAGGTACAATTGGGTCATACAATGTTATAGTCAAATCTTGCCAATCAGCTTTACCTTGTAATTTTCTTTTAACGTTGATATGGTCTAAAGAAATTGTTTCAAACTGAACTGTAGGTCTGTTCATTGCCTTTACAAGATATGAAGGGATAGTATCTATCTCCATCACATATCTATTTTTCATTTTAGGTTCGAAGTTCGTATAGAACATCTTGTCAAACTCTAATATTTCTGCCATTTTATTATCCTTTTATTTTATATTAATAAATATCTACTTCCTTTATTTTCGTATTATGCTGAGAAACTTGCTCCAGTTGGTAAGATGTTGAAATCTATTACGATAAATTCCGCTGTCTTAGCCGGTTGTAAGAAAATTTGTCCTGCTAATATGTTTCTATCAATTACATCAGGTGTGTTGTTACTTTCATCCATTACAACTTTAAAGGTATAAAGTCCTTGTCTTTGTTGTACTGATTCTAAGTAAGGGTTCACAGTGTTTAAGAATCTTTGTCTAGTTGTCGAAGTATTTTGTTCGAATACTAAGAAACGAGATGTTGATGCAACGAATTTTTTCAAGTTGATAAGTAATCTTCTAACATTGATTCTATCTAAAGCAGATGCCTTATCTTGCAATGTTTTCTGTCCGAATGCTACAATACCTTGTCCAGGGAATGCCGCAATTGGGTTTACTTTGTTCTCATATAGAGTATCTCTTTCAGAGTGTGTTAATCTATTCAATACACTAACTGCTCCGGTAATACCACCTCTATTCAAACCCGCAGGTGCAAACCACTCAGCTGCCAATCTATCGTTAGAAGCGTAAACCGCTGGTAACAATGTAGAAGGTGGAACAGTTGTAAGTTTGTTTGTATTACTATCAATTGTTTTCATCCAAGGATAGTAAGTTGCTACATAGTTTGAATCTACTGAATTTGCTTGCTCAGTTGCTTCAGTAATTGAATCATCATAATCGTTGAAATCAGCGATATAGAAACAATCTTGTCTTTCTTCAACCATATCAATTGCTTTAGAAGTAACTGATGGGTGAAGGCTTCTTACGATACCAGGAGTTACTACCATATTGATATCATATTCATCAGGATTAGATACTGCGTTGATTGCTTTAGTATATGCGATTGAACCATTTTGTGATGAGTTCGAACAATTAAATCCTTGTGTATTTGAATTTCCCCAATCAGTATCACCAGCCTTAGCTTTTCTTACGGTTGGATTCATACCATCAAATCCATATTGGAATCCTAATACAAATTGTCTTTTAACCATATCAGTTGATGCTGAACCAGTCATTACATATGATAATTGTGAATCAAATGCGAATGTTACGTTAGCACCAGCTTCTGCTCCATCAGGAATTGGTTTTAAATATTGGTTGTTATCTATTGCTTTATATGCATCTTCAAAATCAAATCCAGAAAAATAAACCGGAGATGATGATGTGTTATTTGCTGAACCTGTTTGGTAATTTACGGCAGGCACCCAATTTGCTTCTATTGTAGAATTTGTTTTAATTGGATTCACATATGCTGCGTGTCCAAATGGTGCTGCTGATATTGGATAAGAACCTGGTCCTAAGATATTAGAATTAGCGTCTTGTACAACTACTCTTACATTGTTTGATTTATTTGAGTAATCACCAGTTTCGGTTAATTTTCCATTAGAATCAATTGTTAACTTTCTATCACCAATTCTTCTGGCTATATAGTTAGGAGATGCAGGGTCTAAGTTTACGTTATTATATGTTTCAACTACACTCTTTCTCTTATCAGTATCACTAAATGAACGAATAGTTACAGTAAATGTTGAATAGTCAGTTGAACCATCTTCACCGGCTGCTTTTACA